AACTGCCAATTTCAGCCTCCAGCTTTACAAATACGATTTTGATTGGCTCTGAAATATCTAAGCGAAAACAAACTGATCTCTGGTATCTGCCCAAAGCAGGCCATGAGATAGGGTATAAATACTGCCCGATCTTGCCCATGCTGCGATAAATTTTAGGCTTGTATGTTCTACCACCGTCAGTGCTCACACTTAATGCGACTTTAGGGTCTGAGCCTTGGCCGTTTTGTGGCGCTGTGCCTGATTCGGCTACTAACTCGCACTGGTACACACTGAACGGGCGACCACCATTATCAATCGCTGGAGTGGTGAGGTAACGGCGCATCTCCTCATCGTATTCAGTAAAAATAGACTCATCCATAGCCCCGACCTTACCACTTAGCTCATCGCCTACAATTTTCACAGAGTAAGCATCAAGAATAGTAGTAACGCGCCACGGTTGAGGATTAAGGAATCTGTCTAGTGATTCTCTACGGTGCCAAGCCTGAGTAGTTGCGTCATATACAATCGTGCAAACAGCCGGAATAGTAAACGCGATAAACGTATGGCCTCGCTCGTGCCAGCGCATAGCGTATGAGTTTCTAAGCGGCTCTATTCCACCCTGATAGATGTAGTTTTCTACCGCAGGAGTGGATATTCTTTCAGGCTGACCGCCTGTGGTTATCAATATGCTTGGGCGCTCGTTGTCGCCTGAGCCTATCCAAATCAATGCGCCGTTCACCTCGATCATAGATTCGGGCGAGAGACAGCCTTTTTGCTGAATACCTGAACTGATTCTTTCAAATGGGAAATCAGTGTTTCCGGTGTTTTGATAAGGCTCGAACGTCTTTTGACCAAACGCGTACAAAAGCCCGTTCAATGGCGCTAGTGTAACCAATGGATCGGGGTCACTCTCTGCGCTGGTGAAATCTAGTGCGTTATAAGCTAGACCATCGCGCAAATCAGAGATAAACCACACGTTAGAATTTGCTTTTGGGAATACAAAATATCCATCAACGAAATCAACGTCTAATACTGGGCCATTAAAATCTAAATCACTAATCTGCACCAGCCCACCCGCTACGGTATAAATCCATGCATTGAACTGGTTTGAGTAATCGGGCGCGACAATGCAAATCTGATCGCCATTGGTAGCCATACTCACGCGTGCCGTACCTTCGATTGTTTCCGAGCCGGATACATCTACCGCAGTATAAGTGCGAACGCCTGCCAAGTCGGTTGTGTAGTCAATGCGCCACAACTTGGATCCACACACAAGATAAGGCTTGTCACCAAATACAATGCCGCCACGATTAAAGGCATTCTCAGCAGTAGAGCAAATCTCATCAATTCCCGCGCAACCAATAGCGCTACCTTGGGTAGTCGTCTGTCCACTTGGAAGATGAGGATATAGGTTCACGCAATCAGTCGCAGCAATAGCTAGCGACTCATCACGGTTAAAACCTGCTGCAATATTTAGCGTAATTCTAGCCATTATCGGCACACAAATTGAATGTTAGAAAAGTCTGTATCTGATCCAATTGCATCGTTGAGATAAATCTGAGCCTTTTGCTCTAACAGCATTTGCTTATTAGCGTCTATGTTGTAAATAGCACCAAGATCAGCGGCTAATTGCCATTTTAGAGCGTTGTACCACTCAGGCGGTACTTGTACGTTCTCTGATTGGTCTTCTGCCACGTATTGAGGCTTGATAAAGGTAAAGCGCAGGACGTTAGCGCAACTGCCAGCAGTGGGCCACACGTTCAAATAGGGGGAGGTTAGCTGGCGAGAGTAGTACCATTGATTAATGGCTCCCTGCGCGGTTTTGCTGGTTTGGTCATAGTATTCTTGTCGGCTAATCTGATAAGTAGATACTTCGTCAGCCGTATGGCTATCAGAATAGCGCGCACTCGTTAGGCGAACGGGTATATCACATTTAGTGCGGTATACGTAAACGCTCGAGCCTTCGGCTACTGCTGCAGTTAATGCATCAGTCAGTGCAAATGTGTCGCTATCGGTAACGGCGTCAACGGTAGTCCATTGACGAGCGCCTGTTTCAAGCTCAATGCCAATGAAATCACCAGCTAAAGCGCCAGACGTTGAGCCAACATCCAAAGATGTAGTGCCAAGAATAGCGGCTTCTGCTGTGGTGTATTGGTAATCAGTGAATGCGTGATCTGTTCCAAATACGTACTTTTGCTGGCCAGCATTCAAAGGCAATATTGCCTCTGTTTCAGACCAGATATGAATTTGTTTAGCCTGCCAAGCGGCTAGAAGATCATTAAATGCGTTAAAGCCCTGAGCAAAGTCAGACTCATCAACAGCAATCTGAATGCCAGAAATAGACGCATTACGCAAAGCATCTTCGATTAAATTGCTAACGGTTTTGTTGTAAACGCCTGTGCTCATATAAGCTGATCGACCGTGATAGGTGGAACATCTATGGTTTGAGTAGGCGGCTCGCCTGTGACGTCTTTGGGAGGGGGTGATTCTTTTGGTACCTTAACAAAGTCTTGGGGCTGACGAGGCTCCCAAAAATCCGCCCTTACTAGAAGGCCATCCCAACGGCGTTTGCATTGACTGCGAAGACAAACAAAGCCGCTGAGCTGGCATGTGACTTTATAGTCACCATCAGACATCTGATTGCACCAATTTTATAGCAATCGTTGCACCAGTGCCACCACTATTAATCTTAAAACGAATAAAGCGAGGGTTCGCATTAAACGTGAAAAACTTACTAGCAGTTACTCCGGCGTTTGCGCTTGTGTCAACGAGCCAACTGGCCGATTCACCCGCGTTTAAATCGCTATTAGTTGATTCGATGTCAAAATTAACAGTACCTGTAACTACAATCTCAACAGCGCTTGATCCGCCGCGCCAATTAGTAGCAAGAGGTGCGGTTGCTGATCCTGCAGTCCAGTCTGCTTCAACGTATGTTTTGCTAGTTTGCTGGCTCATAATTAAGCCTCTTTAGTCAATACACCACGATGATTAGACACAAACCAAGCTGTAACACCCGTTGCGCCAACACCTGAGCAGATAGTAACCCAATCGCCCTTTTTGATCGTTGCGGTAGCAATAATCAAATCCTTATTCACAACAGCCGAACCAACAGCAGCAATACCGTCAGCAGCAACAGGTGAAACTTGAATCTGTCCGCCTGCGTTATCACCAATGTAGGCGAATGTGTAAACGAGACCAACAGCAGTCGCCGGAAGGGTGAAAATAGACGTGCCGCGCTTAACAACAAACGTTTTGCCAGTATCAGCAGCAACTAATGTTTTATTGCCTTGAACCAACTCAGAACGGTTTGTGTCAATGCTTGGAGCGTCAACGCCTGTAGTACCTGTAACTTCATAAAAAGCCATAACCTAACCCTCAAATAAGAAGGGAGCCTTTCGGCCCCCTATGGCCCTTAGGCACCGTTTGAACCGAAAATGCCGAGAGGCGAGTCATAACCAAAAGAATAACGCTCATAACCACTGAAGCGCATATTCTTATTGAGGAATGACTTGTCTTCGTCAAATTCGAGAGGAGTACGATTGTAGCCTTTCAAGCCGTTATCAAAGTCCGTTTTAAGGAACCATGCGCGCTTGTTAGTGCTCAAATATGGGGTCACAATGAAACCTTGAGCAACAGAGCGCATAGACTTAACGGCGTTGATGTCGTTGTTAGCAGTGCCAACACGATTAGCAGACATTAGTACGCGCTCAAACTCAAATTGCTGGTCAGTGTGACCAATCAATTTAACAGCTTTAAGCATGTGAGCCTTGCCGCGATCATCGGTTGAACGCATGATTTGCTTCAATAAGTCTTCCAAAGAAGCCTCAGAGAAGTCAGCATCAACAGCCATACGGTTTGAGTAAGTGGTGCCATTTGGGTTCAAGTGTGAAGTTGAACACAATGCAACACCGTCACCACCAGTCATCGCAGAAGTTGAGCTAAACGCAGTGTTTAACAATACGTGGCCAACTACTTCTTTGGTTTCCGAGAATGAACGAGCCAGCATTTTAGCGCCAGACTTAAACAATCCATATTGGTTATCGTCCATTGCTTCACGAGTTACCGTGAAACCCAAGCCGTAAGCGTTGTGTACATACTTAGGAGCGTAAGCTTGACGGATGCTATCCATAACGATGTCGTCAGCTTCGCCTTTGCGCTTAGCCAAACCAAACGATTGATTCTGAACAGCTACTTCATACGCTTTGTCTGAAGAATCCATTTCATAAATCTTGTCGTAAAACGAATCCCAAGCCTTATGAGTGGTGTCAAATACGTTTTTTACGCTTTTAGCGAGCAGTAATCGTGGAAAACTGCCAGTAGTAATAGTTCCAGTCATGATTAGATCCCCGTTGCGCCAGTGTTGTTAGTTGACTTGTTCACGCGCACAACAGCACGGCTACCGAGCACACCATCTGCACCAGTAACAAGGCGAACAATACGGAATTGAAGGGTTGCAGTAGTAGCTTTGCCAGTCGCGTTCAGAGTCATGTTTGATCGAGTCAAGCCGCCTGAGGTTGTAGCAGCGTTAGCAACCAAGTTAGCGTTCAAGCCAACGTCAGCAACTACTAATGGGCCGTTTTCAACGTCCACTTCGTACTCAGCGTTTGGATCAATGTTCACGATAACAGCGCCAGCGGTTGAGGCTGAAATCTTAATATCGCTTAATTGTTCGGTTGAGTAGTCAGGCACAACACCAACAACAATACCAGTTACGATGGTTGAAGCAGTTGCAACGTCAGCTTGAGGATTACCAAGAGCGTCAGCAGTACCAGTTTCGGTAACTACATCGCCAATGGTCATAAGAGAAGCGTGAGAAGATGGAACCGCGTAAGTGCGGCCTTTACCATCATAATTGCTCGATAACGAGCCTAAACATGTGAATCCACCAGGCATGGCAGACCTCCTAATTTAAGTTAAAAGAATAGTTGAAATCTCTTCCGCTCAAATTCCGGCAGGTCTGCCGCATGATTGGATAAATGCTAAAGTGGTGCGAAAACGTCCCGCTTTGGGACAGCGTTAATATCTTTAGAGATACTAAGCTTGCTGTTTGATTCAGCGCCGTTAGGCTTATAGGCTTCGATACCATCGCCAAGATGTGGCGATTCTAGTATTTCGCTCACACTAGCACGGTATTGAGATTCTCGCAAGTCTTCGTCCTGCTGGTAGTATTTTTCCTCGATCATCATGAGGTGCATTCTACCGTTGCCAGATTGTTGGGTAATCGCATTACCGCGTGAATCAGTAACAGGAACCCAGTACTCGCGAATCTTGCGCTCAATGCGTCCGGCTGTTTGATCGCTGAACCAATAGGGCTTAAACCCTTCCGGAATTAAACCATCAGGGACGCCGAGAACAAAATCAACATCGCCTAAAGTGGGGCGCTCCCAGTCTCTACCGTAAGCGTCTTTGATTACTCCGCCTTCTGATTTACCGCGTGAAGGCTTTGCGCGTGGGTCGCGTTCTTGTGCATCTAATAAGTCACTCATTTTTTATCTCCTGCTCTGTCATCGGCAACTGCCTGAAGAAACTCTTTCTCGGTGTTGTAAAACGATCTGAATTGGCGCTCTTCTGCTGTCAGGTCTTTCATGCTTAACTGAATCTTTCCGCCGCTAACCTGTCTAGCTTTTGGTGCATCTGCCGTAGATGTTGGCGTGCGTTTAACAACTGGCGCTGATACATTAATCTTCGATGCCGCTCTTTCTGCTGCAATGATACACATAGCTTCAGTTTTTCCAGATCGCGCAGCCTCGGTAAATGCCGCAATCGCTGGAGCTGTACGCGGGTCTTCAGGATCGTATATCCATGGGTTTTCAGCTTCCCATTCGGCAACCGCTGGCGGCTTTTGCGGTACATCTTGCAAGTCTTTCTGAAGTTCTTGGTTTTCCTCAAGAGCTTTGTCTAATCGGCGCACTTCTGCCTTGTCAGCGGTTTCGATAGCGTTGTCACGATCAACTAATAGCTTGTTGCGCTCGTTTTCCAATTGGATACGGTGCAACTTGTTTAGATTAGCGATGCGGTTGTCTGCTTCTTGCTGAATCTGAGATAGCTGCTTGCGTAGCTTGCTCGTTTCTTCAATGCGAATGCCGCGCTCTTTGAATACTTCCGGCGACACCCATTCGTCAGGATCTTTCCCAGCAGCAACCCAAGCGTCTTTGTCCATGTAGCCCTTAGAGACTGGCTTTTCGGCTGACTCGGTGCTCTCGTCTGGCTCATCTTGATTGATTTCAGCATCAGGCAAGTCTTCGCCAAAGGTGCTTTTGATTAATTCTTCTGCGCTCATAGCTCTACCTCACCGATTACGCCGCCAATGATTTCAGTGTCAGGAATATAGCGGATTCGCTCTTTCCCTTTGACGCCTGTTTTTTTACCAGTATATCTCCGAAACTCAACCAAATCGCCAATAGCTACACCCCAAATTTCTGGCGGCGTCATATCGTGATGCGGGTGACTTGGAGGGTATTGGCTAGGAATGCAACCAGTAACACCATGATAAGCGGTAGGGCCAAATGCAACTATGCGGCCAAACTCACACGCATCTTGTTCAAACTCAGCATTTTTACCAGTTGACGTAATAATACCGCCCTTTGATTTATTTTCGACTTCTAGAACTTCAATAGCCACCATGTGGCCCTTCGGTCTAATCTCTGCCATGCTCTGGCCTCCAACTGAGGATTTGCTCTAAACAGTCAATTTGTGACTGCACTGCTATAGCGTCAAACGCGATCTGCTCTATCGACCCCGTTGTGACTCTATCTTGCGACCTAAGACCGCTTAACCTTTCGTTAGCCATCTCAAGAAATTGTTGTGTTACTGCGTTATCTAGCCAAAGCTGATAGGCGTCATCAGTCAATGATCGCATCTGGTGCCCCTAGTGCTTTTTCAGCCTTGTCTAATTCAGTGGATGCAGTGGTGTAGATATTCAAATCATTATTCAATGACTCGGTTTCTGCTTGTTCTTGCGTCAAAATGGTTTTAGCTTGCGTCAATCTACCCTCTTCAAGAAGCGTAGTGATCTTAGCTAACTTCTCATCAATATTGACAGAAGACTCCCTGTCTTTGCGCTCCTCACCCTTAAGCAAGATTTGAGTCTGCGCCTCTAGCAACTTGTCTTGACGTTCGGCTAGCTGTAATTGATGTTGCTGCATTTGCTGCATTTGTTGCATCTGAGCCTTTTCTTCCGGCGACATCTCGGATTCATTCGGGAATATCTCGTCTAGATTCTCGGTGCCAATGCGCTTGAAGTAGTTCTTAATTATCGGGATAGGGTTGCCGCCCGCCTGAGTTACCAGTGGCACCTGCTCAAGCTCAGCCTGCGCCAAAATCATTCTTTGCATACGCGATGACATTTCAGGATTAGCACCGCACGCAATTGTTAGGCCGTCAATGTCAAAGTCTTCTTCAATGTTCGCAGCATCGTCACCCGTTACGCGCACATAATCCTCTTGACTAAAGTAATCCTTGGTCAACTCAAACAGGATTGACGCCTCTTTTCCAATTGAACGGATGATTCTCGCCATGTGTGCGGATTGCTGAATTAAAGACTCTTGAATCAATGCTAGGGCGGTAGTCGG